GGTGCTACCACATAAGGAAACCAACTCTGTATATAAGCTAACTTACCAAATGTTGCCCCCATAAATGGAGAAATTGATGCAGGACTATCAATTAAATTAGCTAAATGTTCAGCTAATAATTTTGCATCCGTAGGAGTAAATTCTTTAATAGCTCGCCCAAAATCTTTCAAAACTTCTTCTCTAAATTTTGGATTTTTCATTAATTCATTGTAAAAAATTGTTTGAACTAATGGTTCAATAGCTCTAATCCAGAATGATAAATAATGATGCTCCCCAAGTTCTTCTTTTATTTGTTTAGCTAAATAATCTCTAAGTTCAGGGGTTTTTAATATATCTTTTATTGTTTCAAGTGGTGCTTGGAAAAATCTAAAACTTGGATACCTTTGCGAAATAGCACTAAATAACTGAACTCCTGCACCCATTGCAATTCTTGGTAAAAACATCGTATAAATTCTTGATATTTTACCAATTGTTCTAATCCATTTACTTCTTGCTGTATCCGTTCCTTGATAATCCCGCACAAGTTTCAAAGTTTTAGCAAAATCAGTATCTTTAAGCATTGGATTATTAAGAACTATTTCATCAACATTTCTTACAACACTTAATAACCACCTTGTTTCTGTTGTCCACGGTCTTGTATATGCACGAGCTAAATAATCTATTGCTAAATTTTTATCAAGCTGTGCTAATAATTGCACATCAACAAAACCAGAACCATACTTTCTAAATTCACTTGGATGTTTATAAGCTAATGTATTAATAATTTTTTCTCTTAATGTTTCAATTGGTTGATTGCCTAATTTTTCAATTAGCGTATTTGTTTTTTGGAAGACTTTTGTTAATTTTTCAGCAAGCTTTGCTTTTTTTGTGTCTGTATAAAAACTTTTAATATCTATTAATTTAGATTTGTATTCTTGAACGACCTGAGCAAATTGATTAATTAAATTAGTAAACTCTTCATTATTACTTATAGATGCTTTTTCTAATGCCTCTTCAAGTAATTTTTCAGTTTTTGTTTTATCTTTTGGTTCTTTACCTAAAAGTTCTTTTAGATTGCTTCTGATTTCTTTTAATGATTTTTCTATTTGAATTTTATGGAAGCGGAAAACTTGTTGATTAAATGCTGTTGCTATATTTTCTGCAAATTCAGTTAGTTTAGTTATCCGTTCCCTTTTTAGCCCAAGTTGCTTCAGTTCTTCATCAGGAAATAAACCTAATAAATCATCAAATAATTTATACTGTGATAATTTTAATTCTCGAACAATTGTAGAAGGAAACAATTGCGTTGCTGGATCATAAATTTGTAAAATTCCGTGAATTTGTTCTTTATCTAATCCTTTAACCTTTGCTACATATTCTTTCAAAAAATCATGAATTTTGTTAATATCTCCTTTAAATTTTTCACCAACTGCTCCTAATAAAACTTGCGGTATATCAACATAAATATCTTTAATTCCCTCCTCATCTGCAACAAAAACTTTCATTACTTTCTTATAATCTGAAGTAGGAATATAAATTGAAGGTAAACCAATTGTTTTTATTTGTTCACCAGCTTCATCTAAAAATTCAACCCCTACTCCTATATGTTCATTTCTTATTGCTTTCTTTGTGTAATCTTCAATTAATTTCATAAAATCATTTGAATAAACTTGAGCACCAGTAAACGCTACAATTTCATCCCCTACTTTTATTTTCACTTTGTCTAATTCTATTCCTTGCTTTTTTAAATCTTCAACTGCATTAATAACCCGATTATATAATGCTCTGCTCGTATTCATACTAAAAAATTCAATTAATTCATGATCTTGATTAACAATTTTTATTTGTTCATCTGGTAATTTATCTAATAATTGAGAAATTTTATTCCAGTTATAGTCCAACCAATCTCTGTGCTCTTGGAAAATTTTATGGATTTTATCTTTATATTTGTTCGGTTCACTTATGGTATCGGAAAGAATTAAAGTATTGAATTTAACTTTATCTTGTAATGAATTTGCTACTTGTGCGATTTGAACATTTAATCCGTTTAAGGCTTCTAATGACCATTTCTTTCCAGATTTTTGCTCAAGGTGTGTTTTTAACTGATTAGCAAATAAATCAGCAACTTCTTTAGGTTTATATTCAATAAGCCCCAAATCAACTTGTCCCTCAATTATTGCTGTTTTAATATCTTCTACTGTTTTAAATGGTGCTCCTTCTGTTTTGCGTATAATTTCTTGTCCTATTTTTGTTTTTGAACCTAAAAGACCTGCTAACGGAAGCCCACCAAATAAAATATGATCTAATGAATATGATAATGGCAACCCTTTTGCTACTGTATTTAATGTCACTTTACCTAATTCACTCCCAGCAAACGCTATATCTCCAGCTTTAATCCCTAAACTTGCAACCCCAGTTAAAGCTTTCACTACTAATGATTTGCCTAAAGTCTCTTTTATTACATCTTTTAATACTCTCTTCCCAATCCAAAGACCTCCCTTAACAACCAAACTACCAAGCCCCAAAATTAATGAAATATCACTTGCTATATCTAATGCCTTATCTATTCGCTCAATCGTATCATGAACTTGATAAGCCATTCTCACTGAATTTCTTACATTAGCAACAAATTTATCATGCTCTTTTTTTTCTATTCTTTTTCCAATATTTGCAACATTAATCACACGAACAATACCCAACCCAGGATCTTTTTCACCGAACGCATACCGACCTAACTCATCAAGTCCAATTATCTCTTCATAATCTTGTAAACGAGGATTTGTAAACACTTCTGACCGTATTAATTCATTATCCTTCGCTTTCTGTAATATATACCTTGATACAACTTTTATTGTTTCATTTGGATTTAAACCCCTTTTTTGAGCTATTTGATTGACCGTAGAAAAAAACTTCTCCCTCGATGCTTTATCTTTTAATAATTTACTAATCTCCCCTTTCTTGGGATATGCAATAAAATTTAATACATCATCCTCTCCATAACCAAAAAATTTAACCTTTAAATCATGTATTATATCAGTTAACCCCATAAAACCCTACTACTTCTTTAATAATTTCTTAAGCTCTTCTGGTGAAAATAATTGCTGAGATTCTTCTTTTTTATTTTTTATTTTAGCTACTTCTATCCGAGAACCTGCTTGTATCTTTGCTGTTTCTTCTTTTGTTTTTGCCATTAATAAATAATTAAACAACATTTCTAAAAGCTTTAATCTATTTAATTTTTGTTGTTCTAATCCAGTTAAAAGTTTTTCTAAATGTGTTTGCCTTGTTTCTAAAATCTTTGCTTCATTTTGTAATTTATCTAAAATTATTTTATATGGAGCAACTTTCATCTGAAAAATTTGTGGCATCGCATCTATTAGTTGACCTAAAAATTCTATACTCTTCGGAGATAATTTTGCTATAATTTCAGGATTTTCTCCCATTGCTATTAATTCACCTACACTCATACCATCTGTATCTATCCCCGATTGTTTGCCCGCAAAATAACCCATAATTAAACTTCTCATTGCTAATGGAACTACATCAACAGGATAATGTAAAATCAATTCTCTCATCTTATCAAATAAATGCTCATTCGTATGTTTCGATAAATCACTCTTCCCAAGCATCAACGCAAATAAACCAATCATCTTACTATGTGCTTCATTAAATTTGTTTGTAAAATCAGCCAGTTCTTTCATTGTATTGTTATATGATTGTAAAGTTGTTTGTAAATCTTTACTTAATTTTCCCTGCTCTGTATTTATATCTGCAAATAATTTACTTTCTTGTGGGCTTTTTTCTCCTGTTATCAAACTCTTAATTTCATTAAAAACTAAATTTTCTAATGATTGCTCTATCCCCCGTTGTGTTGTTTGCGTTATCTTTTTACTTGATTTTTTAGTCATTTGTTGTTTTTCTTGGTTAGTTGCTTGCTCTTTCTGTTGTTCATCTTTCTTAGTTTTACTTTGATATTGTATTGAATTTTCTTTAAAATAATCCCAAAAATTACCCATTAAATCACTCATTTTTTTGCCCCAAATTTGGTTTTAAATTATTAAAAATGTTCGTAAAAATAAACGGTATCAATGCCTGAAAATCTTCCCAATCTAAACCTTCCAGATCTTCTTCTTTCATTCCTAAAGATTGTAATGTTTTTGATGCTACTTTTTTCATTGCTTCTTTCTTTTTGCCAGCTTTTATACTTTGCTCAATTTGTCCCGAGACATCAAATAAAGTGCTTGCAATATTAGGATTTTGCATTATTAAAGATAAAGTCCCAGGTCTCAAAAAATTCTTCGGGTTTTTTATTATCTTTTGTCGTGCTTCTTCAATTTCTTTGACTTTATTATAAATCTCCTTAACTGTTTGTGGTGCTTCATCTATATTTGTAAATCTATATTGACCTGTTTTTTCATCTTTCTGAACATATTTTTCTAAATCAGGAATATTCTTTTTTAATCGCTCTATTGTTTTTTCATCTAATACAGGCTTGTTTAATTCTTTCGCTGTCAATAAATCCGAAACCATTGGTATAATAACTGCTTGTATAAAATCACTCCAAGTCATCTTTGGTTGTTTAATCGTCACCTTACCATAAGGACTTCCTCTTTGAGCCGATAATGTTGCTAAATCTCTTGTAGTGGGTCTTTCTGTAGTCGTTTCCCAAGGGTTCCTCCCAAATATTTGTGCATTAATCAACATAAGTAAAGATAAAGGATCTAACGCTTGATTTGCCATCTTAAACCTCCTTAAATAAGACCAAATAACTTAAATAAACCTAAAGTCCCTGCTGTTCCTACTAAACCACCTAACACTGGATTAACACCCCCACTTGTGGCTTGAGTTACATTTGCAGGAGATAATTGTTGAACTACCCCAGCCGAACCCGTCAATGTTCCAAGTAAAGACCTTCTTAATTCAAATGGAGTAAGTGCATATTGCTGTTGTGCTTGCATAATTGCTTTATAAATATCTGGTAAAGATAATTGATATTGTAATTGTTGCCCTGTTAATCCAGCTTGTAATGCCATCGCACTTTGTAATGTTTTAGCAATATTACTTGCATAATCACTTAACATCCTTTCCTTAGCACCAGCTTTCTTTTCTCCTATATCAGTTTTATATCCTAAAGCTTGTTCTTGCAATCTTTGTTTTGCACCAGTTTCAGCTTCAATTAATCTTTGTAATGGTTCATATTCATATTGCCTAAATTGTTCAGCCATTGCTTGAGTTCCCGCAGTTTGACTAATAAGCCCTTGCATCGCCAATTTTCGTATTGTGTTCCTTAAAGCATCTTGTAAAACTTCTTTTGTCAATTCTTTTGTTTGTGTTCTTGCTTGTTCATAAATTTGTGGAATTTTCTCTTCAGCTTCCTGAATATCTGTTGATAAAGTTTGTCTTGCTTCATCCCAAAATTCACCAGCCCTTCCTACTAAACCTTCAAATACATCTTGTAATTGTTGTTTTGTTTGTGTAGTAAGTCCTCCTATTTGCCTTTGTGCTTCTTCAAAAAACTCTGGGCTTCGTTGTAACCATTCTTGATATTGTTGAATAAAACTTTGAATTGCCCTTTGAACATCTGGAACCGCTTGCTCAGCAAGGGGTCGTAAAGCTTGTAGTTCTTCTACTATTGCTCTTTGGAGAGCAGATACTTCTGGGGGTATATTATATGTAACTTCAGTTTCTTGATCTCCCCCACCAAAAATAGAATCTACTATACCACCCATTTTATTCCCCCTCTATTTCATATTTTAACACAAATTCATCTAAAACAAAACCATCAAGTAATTTCCTCCAAGCTAAAGGATTTCTCTTAGTAATAAATTTAATACCTCTTAAATTCAATTGCTTTGCTAAATTAACAAAGAACTCCTTCCATAACTTTGCATCTCCATAACAAGACATAACAAATAAATATCCTTCATTATCTACATCCCAACTCGCAAACCCCCAATCCGTAGCTACTAAATTTGTTATATAAAGTTTTTCATAACCCGATTTAGTAAAATACTTATCAAGCTCTTCTTTCGTAATATAATTTCTTAAATTACCACCAACCTTCATATCCATGCTTCAATTTTAGTAAAGTTGTTTTCGTTTTCTTTATTTTTTCTAGCCCATCCTCTAATTTACATAAAGCAATATACTTCTGATAAGAATTTTCATATTTTTCATATTCTCCTAAATGCAAATAAAGTTTGGCAAGATATAAATATTTTAACACTTCAGGTGCTTCATTTAATACAGGATGCGGATCACTTTCTAAATCATATTCGTAATAAATAACTCGATAAATAATATCATTAATTGAAGTAGCATTAAAATAAATAGTCATCGCATTATCATCAAAATAATAAGCCATTGGTTCTCCTACCTGCATTGCCCCAGCATACTTTGAATACTCAAATCCCTCTAAAACTTTATTACTACCTTTAGGGAAAATTGCTTGAATAAATTTGATATTTGGTGTATTAAGTTTAATAAATGATTGACCAGCCGATAGAACAAACTCTTCTTCCTTACGCATGAAGGAAAAATTAATAAATTTCTGAATTTCTAAAAGTGCTTCTTGAAAAAGTGGTTTATAAACTGAATTATAAAATGTTGATAAAGACAGGGGCTCCTCATACGGAACCCCCGCAAATTTTAAGATGTGTTGAATATATTCATCATTTGATGCCCACATTGCATACTCATTAAGCGCCTACAAGTATACCACCAACTGGCTGTCCTTCTGCACTAAACCAAGTTGGGCTCTCTCCTCTATAAGTCCTAATAGCCATTCCTTTATACCTACCATAGTCCATTGGTCTCTCTTCATATACGGCTTCAGGTCTAATCACAGCTTCAACTACAGGTTGCTTACCTAAAAAGATACAAATTGCTTTACCTTGTAATTCGGGATTTAATCCACAAACAAATTTATCAATATATTTACCCTCATCACGCACAAATTCCTGACCATAGAAGGAACCAATATACCCTTTGTAAAGTTTTTCAACATCACCAGAATAAGTAACAGCTTGGAAAAATACAGGATCAGTCAAAAGCCTATTCTCAGCTTGCTTGTTAATTATCACTAAATAAGTCCCATAACCATCTCCTGTATAAGAAGGAACATTTAAATCATGTAAAATCTGAGCAAATCTAAGAATATGAGACATGGTTAAATTAGCTGGTGTCTTCCCCTCAATAGTATGAGCACTTGTATCATAAGTAACCTGTGTAATCGTTATTGGGGTAAATATTCCATCAACATCTCTCATGAATGATTTAGTCGGTGCTAAAGTTTTGCTTGTTTCATAAAACACATCACCAGCCGATTGGGCAATTCCCAATACATCAAGATAAACAAATGCATTCATTAATAAGTCTCTTTCAATCGATGCTACACCAATCTGACTAAATTTTTCCCTTGCAAGCCCCTCAATATCTACAAAAGAAAATAAATCCGCTCTTTCTGTATGCTTAAATTGTTTGCCTCTTTCAGCTATTTGAATTAAGAACCTACCAAAATTGAGATTAAAATCAGGTAAAGCATCAAACTCTCCTACTTCATCCCATAACGCATCTTCAGGTCTAAAGAGATCCTTCGGAACCATAAACTTATCAGACATCTTCTCAGTAAATCCAGTAATTTTGTCTACATATCGCCTGAAGTTTGAATAAGCAAAAGTAATCTTCCATAAATCCTTGGATAATTCAGTCCGTATAACAGCTTGTGCATCTGTTGTATCATAAAAGTTGGATGCCGATATATTACCGCCTTCAGCTCCTAAATCTCCCCAAAATAAATCTGCCATGGTTCATCCCTCCTTATTGTTTTTCTATTGGTAGACCGCTTGGAGTAGATAAATCTAATCTACCCCGATCAACGGTCTGGTCATCCATATGATAAATCATGTGATATTTTGTCGTTATATAAGGTAATGCTTTCTTATAATCTCTCATTAAATCTCTTACTGTATAAGGTCTTTTGCTCTGCTGTTTGTTTGGTATGTAATACGGATTATACTGTTGTAGCCTTCTTAATTGGTCTGCTAATGTCTTCGTTGCTTCAAGTGTTAAATCTTTTGCTTTTTCAAGATATGTATAATAATCTCCTTGTTTTTTCCCCATTTGAATATCTAAGATATACTGCCGATAAGCTATAGGTTCAATTGTCTGCAATAAATTATTTAAATTTTCAAAATTAGCATACTTAGCTACAAATCTTTGCCTACCAACCGCTATATCATGTAAATCTGCATTAGTTAAATATTCTGCCCCTGGGAATGGTTCTTGAATTGTTTGTTTTTGTTCTGGTTGATTTTGTATTGATTGCTGTGGCTGTTGTTTACTTTCTTCTTGTGGTTGAGTTTGTATAGATTGTTCTATTTGTTCCTGCGAGTTTTCTACTTCTTGATTATCAAGTTTAACAGGTTCTTTTAACCATTCAAAAAGTTTGCTCAAATCCATCTCTCCCTCCTTATGTCATATTATACATCAATTCATTTTCTTTGTCAAGAGGTGTCCACTCATAAAAATATAAACAGTGTTCCTTCTTATTATATTGAACCACCACACAATTAAACGATAAGCTCAATACATTTAACATATTAATTTGATGCTCACTTAAATGATTATTCCAATTTTTTACTTCATAAAATCCACTCGGTAAATCATATTTTGCTTTAATAACTAAAAAATCAGGCAATCCCCTTATTACAGGACAATATAATTTAAATGCTTTGATAAAAACAAATTTCTTCAAAAAATTATTTATATCTTTCTCAATATGAAATATTTTATTCCTCGGTAAGCTCAATTTAAAAATAACTGGTAGGGAATGCATATGTCGGTATTTTTAAATATTTACTCTTCTGTGGTTTGCTTTGTTTATATATCTCTACTACAACATATCGTATCGCATCAAGTAAATGTTCATAAAATCCATCTTTCTTATAATTACCATAATTATCAGACTGAAACTTCCCTAAAAATCCTTCCAATGATCTGTGGGCTTGGTCACTAACTAATAACTTCTTTTTTTCTAATAAATCTTTTATCATTGCTATGCTCTCAACTATTTTTACACGATTTCCACGAAAAACAAGACCATAATCTTTTCGTAACTTAGTAAATAAATCATATCCATCATATATTTCTCTATTCTTCCCAGCAATATCCCCTACATAAGTTATCATTTGCGGTCTTTTTATATTAAACTTCTTTTTAAACCGTTCAAGCATGTATTCAATAAAAACTTTAAGAGGTTGATTGTCAGAAATATAATCGTCTAAAATCACAATCCTACCAAGATAATCAACTCCAACTAATACATATGCCGAATGCCTTATTCCAAAATCAATTCCACAGTAAAGTGTATAATCAAATGTTATGTCAATTAATCTGTTGTCAATAGTAATAATATTTTGCTCATCAAATACATCATCAAATAAACCACCACCATAATCAAAAGCTCCCCAATCCCCTTCAAGCATAATCTTCCTATAACCTAATGGCTTCATTTCCATCTCAGTTATAAAAGAATGAGACACATTAAATCGCTTGGCAATTACTATATCTCCTACCTCATAAAGCTTTTCATATCTAATGTTATTGCTTACAAAATATTCTTTCCCACCATAACTATATGGCGCCATCATCTCCCATTCTTTTTTGCTAATCCGAGTTATCAAATAATTATCATAAGTAGATGACCGAATAATATAAGTATCTTCACGATTTTTCTCAACAAATTCTTTATATAACCAATGTTCCTGTGAACATGGATTAAGTATCAACATACCTTTAGAAAATTCATGAACTAACCTATAACGCTCACTTACTTCAATAAATGCTTCCCTACTTATTCTATCAACTTCATCAATAATTATCACATTGAATTCATAAGATAATACAGACTTATATTGAGCATTCTTTTCATTGAGAGATAAATAGTAAATTTCTACATCTGTTGCTTCATTTCTAATTACTTGCAAATTTAAATTTGTTGTAATCATTGATTTAAGATATGGATTTTCTGCTAATAAACGCTCAAGACCAGCAACCAATGTATTCCGAAGGTCTCTTAAACTTTCACGAGCAATAAGAATTCGAGATCCACGATATTTTTCATTCGTTAATAATTCATACAAAATAAAAATAGCAAGCTGTGTCTTACCAGAACCCTTACCACCTACAGATACAAGCCAACGATAATCCGAATTAAAGAATAAATCCCAAATCTTCTCTTGGATTGGTGAAAGTATTAATTGAAGCATTTTCCCTTTAAATTATAACTTGACTTCTCCTAAAAACAAGTATATTATTAAATGAATGGATAAAAAAATTATTCCTGCCACATCAATACCTGAAGTAATAGAAACATCAGATTTTCATAATATCAATCAAAAACGGGCTATCCTTAAATATAAAAACATGATCATTGGTATAAAAGAAGGCGATGTAATAGTTCTACGGTCTGATAATGAAGATTACTTAGTTGCAATTGCCGAATTCATCCGAGATAATAAAGATCGGTTAGAAATATTACAAGACCCACATAAACCTTTCTGCCTTTCATTTAAATTGAGGGATAATAATAAAACATATTACCTTGGCTTTGGGCGTTTGAGTTATTTTGAGTATAATTATATTATCAATCTTTTACGAAAATTTGGGATCATCCAAGATGAGCTTACTCCTTATGCAGATTTGTTAATTGAAGATTATAAGCAAGGAATTAAATTCTTTTATGAAGGAGTGGTATAATGGCTGTATTATGGTTAACAACAGGAATGGATTGTGGATACATTGAAGAATTCGCCAAGCATGAAGAAGTTTATCTATTTGCTGACTTTATTAGTGCATTCCCCGATATGGAAGACCTTGCCTTTGGTAGAAATATCCAAAATGTTCATGTGCTTACTGATTTACCCCAAGAAGTTCTTAGTCGTATAGATAAAGTTATAACACTTGATTGCTACTTTGGTTTCCTTATTGAACTATTCAAGCAATTAAAAATTGATGTATTTGGGGCTGGTGTTGAAGCAAGATTAGAAAATAATCGTTTATTTCAAAAACAAATTATGCCGAAAATTCCCCGCTATCGTGTAGTAAGTTTTGACCATTTAAATTTTCCCGCAATTACTAAGGTCGATCCAATATATAGAAATTCATTTGAAAGTGCAATCATTCGGAATCAATATGAGCTTGAATTCTATAAACAGAAACTCATTCAAACAGCTGGACAATTCGCTAAAGATATTGATTACTATCAAGAAGAAATTTTAACTGATATTGAAATTGAATTTGGACTTGATTGCTTGTGCCTTGGGAATGGAATTGAAACACCTTTCACTATAGGAATTGAACAAAGTAAATCATCTTATATTGCTAAGGTTATTAAAAGAAAAGAAGACATCTTAATGAAACCATGGGCAATAAATCTTAGAATGTGTGATATGATCTTGCAACAAATGAAATATATAGGCTTCTTCTCAACCGAAGAAATTAAAGTTAAAGGAGAAACTGAACCTTATTTAATTGATATTTGTATGCGTCTTGCTCTCCCTCTTGGAACCGCTTATTTAAAATTTTATTCTAATATTTACCAAGCTATCAGAAATAATATCCCACTTATTCCAAAAGCTGAATACATTTATGTTATACCAATATCCTTACCATTAGCCGAACAAACCTTCGTGCCAATTACTTTTAAAGATAAATACATTTTTGAACAATTCATTGCTCTACAAACTTATTACAAACCCAAAGTGCAAAAAGATTTAACATTTTACGCCATCAAAGGTTATACAACTATTGGATGCATCGTGTTATATTCAAATTATCTGGTAAATTACGAAGAACTTGAAAAACAAATCAAACAAATTGAAACAACAATTATAGCACCAGACCTAAAAATTGGATACGATACTTTAAAAGAAAACTATGAGAACTTCCAAAAAATGCTTGAAATCCTTGAATTAGATTGATGACCTAATAAATGCTATAAAACTATCATTATTCATTGAAGCATCAATTTCTATTTTGACAAATAAACCAACTAAATCAATTACTTGCCAACCAAATGCATCAGTAATCGTTTGAGAATAAACTTGAACCCAATTTGACTGATCTACTGATATATAAACTGTTATCGAAACTGTTCCATTTATTTTATAAAGCAAATACCCATATTTATAAACTTGTGTAGAAAAAACTTTATTTACTAAACCATCAAACGAACCTTTAACTAAAATAGTTGCTTCTTTTAACGGTGCTATTATTTCCATTTATTTAAATACTCCAATCAATATCCCCAACAATATACCAATCCCTAAATACTTACCTTTTTCAATCCAACTAACCTTCTGTTTCTTCTCGCACTCTTTTAATGCTGTATCATACAATTGCCTCTGATTTTTATAAAGTTCTATCTGCTCTTTTAATAACTGATTTTGCTCCCTCAAGATTTCATTTTGCTTCTTCAAATTCTCAACCAAAGCTTCATATTCTTGAACCTCTTGCTCTAATACCTGCTTCTGTTTCAATTCAATAACCATCTGCTTTGCTTGCTCTTCAGGTATACAGATATCTACTGCATATACTTGACTTACTAAAAATAAACAAATCAATAAACTACTTAATAACCGCATCATAACCCAGCTCCTTAAAAACTCTTATTACTTCTTCAGTTGACTTAGGCTTCTGTATTTGCCCCCGTTTTTGTTTCAAAATTACAATCCTTTTTTCCCTTAAAGTTTGCTCTTTCTGTAAACTCTCTAATTTATCTTGTAATTGCTGTATCTGTTCTTCCTTTTGCTTAATCATCTGCTCTTGCTGTTGTAAAGCTTGTTTCAAAATTGTATTCTCTTTATGCTTATTCCAAATGAAAAAAATTAAACCAAATATTAAAATTAACCCGAGTAAAATAAAAATTATTTGTCTATACTTAAGCATAGCTAAATTGCACTCCTATTGCAGGTAATGCTGAACCTGTAGCAACTGTATAACCAGAACTTGGCGCTGGATTAGGTAGAGTAGATCCACTGGTATAGTAATAGGTTGTATGCGCAGTTCCCAAATTTCCTAGACCCAAAGAAGGACACGCTCCCAAAGCAATCGCTTGAACTGTAGCCGCCGACCCTGCCGCCCATGCAAACCAATACACATCAGGTTGTAAAGTTAAACTTACATTTGCAGTCTTAACGCCAGTAGAACTTGCGTCAAAACTTGCACTAACAAGCGGAGAACCAGTTGGTTGCCAATAATAGTCCGATGCGTATATTCCAACATAATGAGTTCCTGCAGAGGCTGTAGTCACATTAATCGCAAGCTGGGTTATATTTAACTTCCGAGGCACTATAAAAGGTATCCAATATATTCTACCTGAAGTTAAAGCTAAAGTAGTTCCTGCTGTTGCATTTACCGCATAAGGGACTTGATATTCAGTAATCCCTGGAGGTCTCGGCGTAAATGAATGAAAATTATAAAAAGTAAGATTAACCCAAATTAAATCTGATGACCCCTGAATAAAAAGCTTATTTGTATCAGTTGCTAAGGCTAATTCACCAGTTTGAAGTGTCGTATTTTTGACTTGACTTTCAGTTCCTCTTTTTACTCTTATCACTATAGGCATTTAACTTCTCCTCTAATTGTTTTACTTTCAATTTTTCTTGATTTAATTGTTCAACTACTTCATTGTATTTTTTACTTAATTCCTCTAACTGCCTCCTCAAATCCTGCTCCCTCACTATCGCCCCTTTATACTCTTCCTCAATCCTTGTAATATTCGCAAGCTTCTTCTCAAGCTCCATCTTTTCAACAACTAATGTTCCTATCTTAAAAATTAAATCATCTACAGATAAAATTGGCTCATCCATTATAGCGTTCCTCCATCTATAACATTAATAAACTCAAGCCCATCAGCGGTAGATTTAACAGCGACTAAATATCCAGCATAACCTGTATACGAACTCGGCGTGTCTGTCAGATCAATAAAAGTAGAAGACCCACCACCACTACTAATAGTTGCCCATTTTACACCACTTGCTTGCGTGCTATCCGCTACTAATACTTGACCATCACTACCAACAGGCAACGCTGTATAAGTCCCATTTCCAGTTCCAACTAAAATTTGCCCCTTTGCAGTAAATGCATGAGTTAACAAGTTATTATTACTATCAGCTAAATACATAACATCAATAGGATCTGTCCCATTAGCATAGTGAGCAGAAGCATGTGGTCCCATAGCAGTTGATAACTGCTTTCTCTTATCACCAGTAGCGCCTGCATCATAATAATAGAAAATATTTTCATCAGTTACAAAAGCACAGTCGCCATCAGTCACAGCTTCAAAGTCCCAAGAACTACCATTCCAAGTTGCAATCTGATAATCATGTCCAGCCCAAGCTCCTGTAGCTCCTGGTGCAATCCAGTATCTGTCTCCCACATTTGGATTACTGGGGGGAGCAGTTAAATCTTTATCCAAAACAGCTTCATGATAAGTCAACCCCCTTGCAACAAGAGTATCTACATAAGCCTTATTTACCGCATCAGTCGAATTAACAGGAGTTGCAAGATTGATAATTCTCTTATTGTTAACATTAATATCAACAGAGTTTTGTCCATTTATTATTGACCATACATCTGATCCCGTTAATGCTGTAATATTGTCTGACAATCTACCTACAATAGTATTTGTGCCTAACGACAAGGCAACAGGGGTTTCAGCTGTATTTGCTATAAGAATAGAATTGTTAGAGCTGAAATATTTCTGAGTTATAATTTTTATAGCAGGACTGCCTACTCCCGTCCCAATAGCAAGTTTACCAGTATCGGTCTTGAAACCAAATTCTCCAATATCAAGTTGGGTTCCTATTGGTGCTGTCCCTCTTCTTATTTGAATTTTAATTGGCATCGTTTACACCTCCTTTATAAATTCCCACCATCTATTTTTATCCAATATAAATCAGCTTGAACTATTTGCCATGTCGATCCATCATAAACTTTTAAAACAAAATTGCCCTCTGATGTATCAACCCACAAAAGACCTTGAACGGGATTTATAGGTGGATTGTCTCCAATACTGGCTACAGCTGTTGGGGAAGTGGAATAACTTATTGGGTTATAACCTCTTATTATCTGCATTAACAAGCCTCTAAAACTCTAATTTCTTGATTATTACCATACAAGTAAAAAGTTAAATTAGAAAAACAAGTAAAAATTATCACATCATTTGGTAAAATAGGAAACCCATTTGAAGCATCTACATTTGAATTAGCGCCTAAATAAATAGGATTTAAAGAATTATTCATAATAATAACTTGACTGGTTTTATCATTTTTAGGTTGAAAATTTAATGTTCCATTTATTGTTAAAGCATAATTTTCCAAAATTTGTTGTGTAATAAAACTCTTTAATATCGCCTCATACCAATAACTATATACAGACATTGTTTCATACCAATTGCGAGTAGACATATCTTAACCCTTACCAATATTTATAAGTTTTCTCTAAAATTCCATTCCTATATTTTATCCCATTTTTCCAAACTTTATAACCATAATTGTAATTTATATCACAACTCGTTCGCCACTGCAAACATCCACCTTCCCGCTTCCAAACACAAATATTCTCCGCAAACTTCTCATTACATAACTCAAATGCTTTCTCCCACACACAATCAACTTTTACCGCTTCCCTGTTCACCTTCCAGCACGACCGATTATAACATTGATACACACACCAAAGCTTCTTACAACTTACTTGACCTAACAACTGCTTAATCAAATATGCTTGAGCCATAAAATGATCTATATGCCCCTTAACCTTCCAATTTGGAAACTTCTCATTCAAAAAAGGTAAAAACTTCTCTGTCAACTGAGCATAACCCACTGAACCTACACCATCTAAAGAAGTCTTCCATAAACAATTAGTCTCCGCCTCAATCTGCCCCATATTATACCAATAAGGATAATCCAACCCTAACACAAATTCAGAGGCTTGCCTTACCTTTGGTAATAAACTCCCACATTCAGAAGCTTTACCCGCTTGAGACCACAATAGAACTACCCAGCAAAATAGCGATATAATATATCCTCTTAGCCCACTCATCGCTCTCCCAATCTATATGTCCTATTCTTAATAGCCTAGTCAAATAAGCAAATACATACCACAAAGACAAAAGAAAAACCTTCTTAAACACAAACTGAAAAGGCTCATAAAATAAACCAATAACTCCTGAAATAAAAAATATCAAACCAAAAATTATTATAACCCAATGCCATCCAAATTGCTTCCAATATTCATTCATGAAATCACCTCCCTAAGACCGATCTTGAGTTAACATCTTAATCAATAGCTCAAACTTCTCATCTATCTTTTTGTTAATTTTATCTAATGTTGCTTCTAATTTTTCTTCGATCTTATCTAATCGTTCATACAACCTGCAAATTTCATCATCAAACACATCCATTCTCTGTTTGCAAACTTCTTTTATACCATTAGGTCTCTTCAACCCAACTAACCAATCCCAGACTATTTTAAACAATATACCAATACATCCAGCAATCAATAAGTAAACTATTGTTTCTGGGGTCATTTCTCTCCTCTCTTCTTTTTCTTTTTAACCCATTTACCGCCAGATCCCCTGACCCAGCCAGTTGATTTGGCTCATATTGCATATGCCTCAGATTTAGTATAACCTTTTCTCATTACTTTTTTCACACAATCATCAAGTTGTTTAGGCATCTTTTCTCCTCCTCAATGCAACTCCAAACATCTGAACCATGCTCCCATCTTCAAGCATCTTTGGTCTCCATCCTATATACATTTCCCACTTCTTTCCTCTATAGCTGAAAAATGGCAATATCAAATTCCAATTCCTCTTACTGTGCCAAACCCTCCACTCTGCTGGATAACTTCCTGTCCCTATCCAATAACGGTCAAAATTATGAAGCGGATTCCTTACAAAATACCAATATAAATAAGCCCCTACCTTACCATACCTCTCAAAACACCAGTCAGATGGTATTGGGTCATCATAATTCCCTAACGGATTCCACTTACTATTCCAAATCTTCAAAAACTTATCCCTTAAACTCAATTACTATCCCCCTCAACTCTTCTAAACTTATCGCATTCCTTATAGCTTGTTTCATCTGCTCATTCCAGGTTCGAATTGCTTTCCTTTGCTGAAGTTGGGCTGAGTATTTTTGCTTAAGGGCTTCTACTTCTTCAGTGTCCCCTTGTATCTGAGCTTCTGCTATCTTCGTGATGATGTAATCAGTTAAAGCAAGTAAAGATGCTACATAATTCTTGAGCTCTGTAAGCTTTCTTTGCTTCTCTTCTGCAAGTTTCTCTGCTTCTGTTTTTATCCTGATTTGCCCGCTTTCATCAAGCACTACATCATCTGGAGTTTCTACCTCAAGTTCTACAGCGGAGACTCCTTCAGGAACTGCTTCAGGTAATAAAGCACAACAAAGAGTTTTTAGTTCTGGGTGAATATAAGCCCATACTTTCATTATGCTAACCTCCTAACTAAAATATATCCTGAAGATTGTGTTGGAAAAATTATAGTCCCAAGCGAAGTCCAGTTTGTAGTGTAGTCATTCCAAACACAGTTCATATGTTGCCACCTCGCATAATTACTTGTGTTCAGTCCCCCATGAATTGAAATAGCTGTTGTTGATTTATGGTTCGTTTCATTATAAACAATAGCAAAACAGTTGGCAGGAAATAGGTTCCCACTTAATTCAAAAGCCGATATATTACCACCATAAGACATACCATTTCCCGCACTATCCCATATTGCCCCAGCTCTATAAAAAGCATTAGTATAACTCGTATTATTAGGATTTAAAAACACACTTCCTGTAATACCATTACCTTGGGCAAAAGATGGTGCTGTGAGATGAATATACAAGTTATACAAAGTCCCACTCTGCGTCGCAATCCTCAACGGAACACTCGTTGTATTACTAAAACTTATATAAGCTTCTTCCCCAACCTGCAACATGTAATCACTCGTCGCATTCGTCAAATCTACTCTGCGAAATGTATAAACATTACTCTTCACATAAGTCGCACTCAAATCTAAAACCCCACTCGCATTAAGAGGCACTATCACATTCGGAGCTGGTGTTTGGCTTGCGTGGAAGTTGTCGACGGTGTCGGCGTTCAGCGTAGTAGGAAGCCAATTAGTATTTAACTTCCCAGAAGAATCAGCAACAGGTATCGTATTCGGAGCTGGCGTCTGGCTTGCATGAAATCCATCTATTTTGTCTGCATTATTTGCATAGTTAGCATTAGTTGCATTAGTAGCATTAGTAGCATTAGTAGCATTAGTTGCATTAGTTGCATTAATCGCACTATCAGCTAAACTTACCTTTGATTGCCAATTTATTCCATCATAAACTTTTAAAACTGGTGGATTGACAGAAATATCAAGCCAAAGTTGACCTATTTTGGGATCAGTAGGTGCAGTTGTTCCTATATAACACGCTCTATTAATTGGATTACTTTCTGGATCTGAATTGTAAAAAGCATCCGCTAAAATAGAAAAATTCGTATTAATTTTCGCTGTATCAACACTTACAAAACCACTCGGGTAAACTATCGGGTTCTTAATATATGGCATTATTTATCCCTCCATTAAGTTATCTGTTTAGGTATCCGAATTTCAATCATACTAGCAAAAAATATCATCTGTTGACCCGCTCGTATAGTCGCTGGATTTGGTAAAGGCACTAATAAAGCAAGTTGCCCATCAGAAAATAACCCAATATAATATACATCAACCCAATTATCCGTTGCCACAGGAAATAAAATCGTATCTGAATTCACATAATAAAAATAATTAGCATCATCATTCACATAAACAAATCCAGGGAAATTTTGTCTACTATATCCACCACTAGATAACTCATTTTTATTTACATCAAATAAACCAATTTGTGTTCCATTAAACGATTGAGCTATTAAATCAGCACCCTTTCTATAAATTTCACTCATTTGCTCACCTCTTCAAAATTAATTTTAGTAATTTTCATCTTTGTTGCAATTGGTAAATACCATATCAAACTAAACTCCTCTCCATATAAATTACAACGAAAATTATGTTCGTCAAGAGGTAAATTAAACGCCAATGACCGCTCATCTCCACGATAATTTGCAACCACATTAAACACTATTTGACTTGTTCGACATTTCTTCACATCATAATAAAATCCTCTGAACTTTTGCAAACTATCAAAATCAAACAATAAATTAATATAACATTTATCATATTGATAAGTCCCTGGCTCATCCGTAAATCTATATCGATAAAAAGTTTTGCTCACCACATCAAAAAACCATTCCCTATCCACAAATATTGCTAAATCTCCAAAATATACATCATCATCAGCCAAAAACATAAACCTACCAGTCTCTTCATGACTAAATACAAAAATCTTATGATTATAACACTTCCTAAAATGCCATTTGTCTAATTGCTTATCTTTAAATACCTCTCTAAATGAATTGTAAAACACTTCAATATTAAAAATTATTCCAACATTACCAACCATTTGTAAACTTAAACCAACTAAACCATTTGTTCCTCTTACCCAAATCAAACCATCTTTAACAAGTAAATTATGATATTCATAAAACAATGAAGGCACATAAACACTTATAAATGTAGTCGGGATTAAATCACTTAAATCAAGTATCTCCTGTAAACTATAAAATTGAACCGTAGGAACATCTACATAATCAAGCAACACAACCGAAAGTGGGTTATATAAAGCAACACCAATAAAATTCCGATTTGAATAACTTCTACTTATTTTATCTTCACGAACAATCTTATCAATTGCATTATTCTTCACAACAAACAAATTATCTTTATATACCAACAATCCTACTACATCAACATATCCTTCATGTGTAAAAATTTCCTTGCTTTCAATATCAATATACACAACCTTTTGCCCATTCCTATCATAAATTCCCATACACTTATCACTTGATACATAATCAGTAAGTTCAACAATATAACCCATTACATCAATTTTATCTATAATAATCGGCGTCTCAAATAACAATTCTTCTTTCTTTATATTGACTGCTACACAATTACCATTAATATTATTTACCATAAAGGACTCCACATATCATTTGGAAAATCTCCCCAAGTCTCAAAAAATTCCCATCTATAACTCTCTAACACCTTACATTCAAAACTAATTTTATCACTTGCTTGACAACCAATTACATTTAAAATTTGCCACATAAAACTACTTTCAAATATAACCACAGAACTAACTTGTAATCCAATTGCAACTAAATCAAATAAATTTTTTATTCGTAAATAAGCCCCTAAACCAACACCAGTTTTAACATTAAAAATAATCAACCCAGATGTATTTATTAAAATTTTTTCTTTAAAAATCTCATCCCATTTTATCCAGCCCCATCGTCTATAAAAACTTTCAGGCAACAATTCACCTAAATAACCCTTTAACCCTTCATAACCAATCCAATTTACATATTTTAAAACATTTGCCGTCTTAAAAGGAACTTTCAGCCAAGCAAATTGATAATATGGATCATAAATTAAATAATCATCCCAAGTTTCTCCAAAATCTTTCCAAGTTTCGAATTCTTCCCATGTTCCTTTTGCATCAATTAATTTAATCTTGCGATATGTTGTATATAACATACTTGCAAACCTCTTGTTTTGTATTATAATAAACTAATAACTTTTGGCAAGAGGGTATAAATGGTTTTATCAATCAATAATCAAATTTACAATTTTCCTGATATTGAAAGTTATGTAATAGGTCAATTGTTATCTGTTGAAAGTGCTTACTCTCGTCGCTTAACAACAATTATCCGATATATGCAAGAATTAAACGGCGAAACTAATATACCAGACCCACCTTACCCTTGGCAATCAAAGTTTCTATCTTCAATGTTCTATCAAAAAATCTTTTTTGCTTACTTTTATCTTCGCTCTTTTCTTGAAAAAGCTTTTGAAAATCTCTTTACTATTGATACCGATAACGAACAACTTCAAATTATCCTAACAAAAATCCTCCAACATTATATTAAAACTCTCAATGTTAAAGATGCTCTTTCAAAAGTCCTTTTCTATAGCCTTCTATCTGGATATGGATTTATTTACATCACATATAACGAAGATCTCAAACGCTTAGATTTACAAGTAATTAATCCACTTCATTCCAAACTCACCCCCGATTTAAATTATGTCTGCATCACAGAATACTTGCCCATTCCAGAAGCTATTCGAAGATATAACTTATCTTACGACCAAATTAAACCATATATAGCTCCACAAGATGATCCAGAATATTCAGTTCTTACATATTTACAAAAAGTTTATGATGATAAAGTTGTTCGTATTGATAAATTTTATGGTATTGTTTTCTTACCTAATGATATTATAACGCCCCATCTTTACACTATTTTAAATAAAACTAAAATCATCAATGCCGAAATAATGCACGATAAAATCACTCCATTTGTCGTTGAATTTCTTTATGGTATTAACACTCAAATTTCTTATGCTGACCTTATTTATCCATATTATATTCAAGATACTATCTTAACCCGTGCTATATTAGACAGTGCATTAGTTAATTTAACACTTGGTTTTGAAATTGATACAACCGTTATTGAAGAAGATAGTCTATCTGATGAATTAAAACCATGGAAGATTTTTTACACAAGAGGTGGTGGCGAAATACAAGCAATTCGACCAATTAAACTTGCCAATTTTGATCCTAATGCTTTACCAATCCGCAACCTCATTCAGAACGAAGCTACAAATGTTTCCGCAATCACTGAATTTATTATGGGTCTTCCATCCTCTCGCTCTCGTGTCACTGCTAAAGAAGTTTCCCTTAAAACTCAACAAACTCAAATGACCCTCGCCATTTTCATTGAACGCTTAGAAACCGTCTTCATCTCTCAACTTCTAACCAAACTCCTTTATTACATCCTTAAATACGAAGCACCGAACCTTCAGCAACTTCTTCTACCCGAAGAATTAAACTTACTCGCAACCATCACTCCTGATGATGTCTTATCACAAATTAAATTCAAAATTCGTGGTTTTACTTCCGTCGTCCAAAAAAATGAACGCCTCGAAAAAATTATGTCCCTCCTCGAACTCTTTGGTCAACTTAATCTCCTACCTATTCTTAACATTGAGAAACTCATCCACGAAATCCTTTATAACCTTGACCTGCCACCTGATATTATAGAAGTAAATAAACTTGCTCAACTCATTCAAGCCTCACAATCAACTGAACTCCAACATCAACAAAAATTAACTGAACTCCTTACTTTGCTTTCTAAATTCTCTAAACATCCATCCATGGAAGATGTTGACTTACCTAAACTTATTTCCGAACTAACTGGCGTGCCCATCCCTGAGAAAAATAATGAGGAAAAATAATCATGTCTAAACAAAAAAATCAACTTACCATTGACCAAATTAATCCTGAACTTCTTGATCCTAAAATTCTAATCGCCTTACTTAAAGCCTGCCAAGAACTCGAACATATCTTCGCAATCCGAGCAAAAGAACTTGCCTACGATGACGCCGAACTCAACCTCGCCCTCCAAAACCTCAACCAAATCATTACCTTCAAAGAAAAACTCGTTAACCTAATCGAACGCACACAATCACTCCAAACACTTGGACAATCTAAACTTAAACCAATCAACGAAGATACTAAAATCGCACTTGAAATCCTTCAATACATCCAAGAAACTTATCAAATTAAACCAAAAGACCTTCTCCTCTTCATCCTACATAAACTCGACCTTGAAACAATCAAACACGAAATTCATTCCATAAATCTACATACTCCTTCCCAACTTATCCAACAATAAACTCAATCTAATATGTAAATCACTAAGTAACTTCTGCACAAACCAAGGCACCACCCAAGTCCTCTGATAAATCTCTAATTCACTCAATATCTCCCGAAGCTCATTCCTAATATCATCTAACATCATATCAATAAATTCATCAACAACTACCTTACTATCATTCTTCCCACTTCTGCGACCCATATCATACCCCCTTTAAATAAATATCAATTGCCTTCCAATCCCTAACCAATTCGTAAACCAACCAACTGGAAACCAACTCCCAGAACCCCTCCTACCACTCGGCACCTCAAAATTCACCCTCCTCGGTAATACAATCACCTCAACCCCCTTACTAAATTACCCTTACCCATCGCACACTCCCAAATTACCCACCCCCTCCTTAAATAAGGCACTAAATAATCTACCACCCAATCAGGCGTCTGAAAATCATCACTATATACCCTACGCTTCGGTAACATATCAATAAAATTATAAACCAATCCTTAAATTAAACAATAAATAAAATAATAAACCTATACCCCATACCCCACCCCCCTGCATAAACGACATACGAGGAACCCCGACCCCCTCTGGGGCTTTTTGTATTCGGTGTGTCCCCTCGTCGTTTGGTCTGCCTGATTTTTTATTTTTCTGCTAAACAAACTTTTTAATAAACAAACCAAACAAATAAAAATTTATTCATTAGTAAGATAATCAACAAATAAATTAATTTACAAACTAAAAATCTAAACAAATAATTCTCAATTAATATGATAAACAAATAAATTTGCTCAACAATACAGGATTTATTCTGTTATTAATTTTATTCTTTATAAACTTACTTGAAAACTAAACATTTGAGGCTTTCTTTTACTCTCTACTTAATTTTATTCTTTGATAAATAAGTAAACAAATAAATTGATTAATTTATAAATTTTTAAATAATGTGCTTTGGTCAAGAATTGTAAAGGTTTGATTTCTGATATTTTCATAATTATATATTTATTTAGTAGAGAACTTAAAGGACTGTAATTTTTGTAAAGAAGAATTTCTTTTTTATTTTTTAGCATTTACTTCAATTTTACATAATATTAACTTGATAGTAAAAAAAAAAATTTAAAAATCTTCTTTACAAGTATTACATCAGATTTATTTCTTTACTAAACAATATAATAATTCAACAATTGATCGGGAGTAGGTTTGGTTATGGGTTTTAAAAAAATAATGAAAAAATGCAAAAAAGAAAGTATTGATAAGAAATTAAATGATAAATTGGCAAGATTGGTAAAATTTGAATTTTTCAAGGACTTGACATTTTAAAAAACTGTGTTATCTTTGTAGGTAGAATAAAAAAACTAAAAAGGGGGTGCTGTCATGGTTAAAAAAGTAAGAATTGAAGACATAATTAAGAAGGCTGAGGAATTTTTATTTTTTGAGGAAGAGAGGAAAGGTATTTTATTTTTGTTAGAAAGGGAGTTAGAGTATTTTTTGAAAAATTATAACTGGGAAGGATTTAAAGAGCTAAAAGAAAATTTACAAAAAAGAAAAGAAATAGCTTTAGAAAACAAAGATCAAAAAATGTTAAAAGTTTATAGTATTATGCTTTATTTAGTTAATAATTTAGAAGATTATTATTTTTCAAGATTATTTGAGAAGTTTTTTGATTTGGATTAAAGGTCTTGACATTTTTAAAAAATATGGTATAATAAAAAGAAAAAATGAGAAGGGGGTGCGGTCATGGACAAGATTAGGGAATTATTAAAAGGCAACTTTTGGATGATTGATTTATCGAAGTTTAATTTAACTAAAACAGAACTTGAGTTTTTGAGAGCATTTTTTAATTTAGCTTTTGATCAATTTATTGATGAGATAACTTTTAGAGAAAAAAACTTGCTTATCCTGACAAAGAAAGAGAAATTTATTAGCAATCCTTTAGTTAATTAAACCAAAACAGGAGGTGGATTATGGAAAGATTAGTGGAGTTTTGGGTAGCAAAAACTCGGGAGCAAGTGAAGGAAGAGCAGAGACAACTCAAGATTATTGAAATTTTTAGAAATGAATTTTCAATTTTTCCCGACTCTGTTTTGTTTGAAAAAGAGTATATATATTCTACTCCGACGTTGATTGCGATCAAAGAAATAGATTTACAAGAAAGTAACTATTTTATTGAAAACCAGAAAATAAAAAAAATTGTTTTAGAAATTCGTGAGTTAAATACAAAATGTGAGGAGACTGATTGGAATTTTAGTAGGACAAAGGCATATCAATGGAAAAAGTTTATGGACAGATATAAATTGACCGTTTCTTTATATTATGAATGATCTCCACTCCACACTCTGAATTAGAAACGAGGGGGGCATAGCCCCCCTTTTTTCTTTTAAACTCCCCACGGTGAATTGATCCTGAATTGCATCTTTAAACTCCATACAGTGTATTTGATCACTCTGGCAGATTACTTTAGAGATAAAAAAATTTAAAAACTATGGCAAAAAACCAAGGAGGTGGAAAGTTGTTTTTTAAATGAAATTTGTAAAAAATATTTAAGACTGAAGTAAAAACTAAAGCATAGACTAAAGTAAAACTATGGCAAAAAAATAGAAAGGAGGTGGTGTCATGAATAAAAAGATTGGTATTCGGTTATTTAAGAGGGCTTTAAATGATCGGGGTCTTTATTTATCTCAAGATGGATTTTTTAGTAATGGTCATTGGGCGGTAAGGGATTTTTTACTAAAACAAAGGGTTGATAAAAGGGTTGATTTAAAAATTAATGGAGTTGTCGGCAATTTAATAGATCTACTTGAGATTAAAGAGCTTGTTTCCGAAGAGCCATGGATATTAAATGAAAATATTACGAGAAAAATTATAAGAGAAGTTTCTTTTTATGATGATTTAAAGCTAATTGAAAGTAAAGAGTATCCTGATTTTTATGAGCTTGACAATGTTATTGATGAGGTAAAGAATAAATTTTTAATCAATAGGGTTTATTATTATTTTATTAGTCAAGTTCTTCCCTTGTCTAAAATAATTGCAAGGGTTGTCAAGAGGACATCTTATCTTATATACGATGGTAAAGAAGAGTTTCATGATCAAGATTATGATTTGATTTTCTTATGGTTTGCAAAGTGTCCAAGTGGTTATTATGAAGATTTAAAAAGTGTTTTAGGGGTTTGTATGCCAGCAATGAAAAGATAAAAAGAGGGGCTCGGGCTCAGGATGGGCTCGGGCTCATGGTTTGGGTTTGAGTTAAACTATGCATTTATTTAAAATTTTATATACAAGATCACTCTTGCGGATTACTTTAAAGATGAAAAAATTTAATCCCCTTGACAAATTTAAAAAGTGTGGTATAATAAAATTAAAAAGGAGGTGGAGCTATGCAAGAACTAAAGCAAATTAGATGTGACCATTGCGGGCGTTCAATTTTGATTAAGCAAACCGTTTATTTGTTAAAACCAGAAGGGTTTATGAGGTTATGTCGTTTATGTTTTACAAAATATTATAGCAAAAAAATTTTTAGAACACAAGAAAGAACTTCTTGACATTTTAAAAATATGTTATATTAGAACTAAAGCAAAAACTAAGGAGGTAGAGCCATGACAAACCAACGAAAGCTTACTATTGAAGAGTGGTTCGAAAAATTAGTATTTAATGTGTTGCCATATGAGCAGTGGGAAAAACATTCGAGAGAAGAATGTGCTTATTTAGTATTTCAGCGGTATATGAGATCCCCCGAGAGGGCATGGGGGTGGAGTTGGGGATCGTGGTTATCTACTATTTTCGATGGTGATGAGTTTTATGATAGTTTGCAATTTGAAGAGAAAGTGAAATTAGATGAAGAGCTTTTAGATTATGTGAGAGAATTAGCGATGAAAGTGCCAGAAGAAAAAAGAGAAGAATTAAGAAAGTTTTTAGAAAGGTGAAGCCATGTCAGTGAGTTTTAAATTATTTCCTGAGGCGTGTTTGGAGCGAATTATTGAGCGGGCTATTGAGGAAGGGAAGCTTTTTGAGTTGCTTTTTACTGAGCAAGGTAGGCGACTGTGGCGGGGGTGGTCTGAGGAACAAGTGCGGAAAATGATTTTGAAAAAGTTAGGGATAAAATCAAAAAGGAGGTGGGTTTATGGCGGAGCTTAAGTATTTAACAATATGGAAAAATGGTCAGTGGGTTTTTATGAAGAGAGATGAATTTGAACGTCGGGGTCTATGGAAAAGACTAAAGCATAGACTAAAGCGGATAATTAAAAGATAAGGAGGGGCAAAATGAAAAAATTTGAATGGATTAACAAAACAAAAAAGAAACTACGGGAAGAAGAACGGAAGGAAAGGATAATTGAATACTTTACAAATGTATTTGGTGAGAAGCCTGATGTTTTAGTTTGGCAAGGAGGATATTTAGAGGCTAAGAAATCTGTCTCTTTACATGATAAGGATTTAGAATTTTATGATGATTTGGATGAGGAGTGGGTCAGATATATGATTGAGGGAATGGTTGTAATAGGGATTACTTATGCGGTAAGAGAGCAAGATGAAGCAAATGGATATGATTTAGATTGGCGGTTAAGCAAAGAAAGATACAATGATGTGATGTGTTATCGATGGACTAAGCGAGATGGCAATTATTTACTTTATGTAGAAATTCATACATTAATAAACTAAAAAGGGAGGTGGGGTTATGTTATATGTAATGAATTCATTGATTGTGCCTGTTAATTTTGATGAAAAAAGTCGGTATACAGTGATTTTAAGGAAGATTAGTTTAAAAGAAGCCAAAGAAATTTTATCTGAGATTGATTTTATATCGGCGGTGGGTCATGAAGCAACGGCTAAAGTTTTAAGTGAGTTATTAGGGATAAATATTCCTTTTAATAGGATCACGGTTAAACTCAGACCAGGGGACATGTGTGTGCATTTCTCTTTAAAAACAAGACTTCCAGAAGGCAAAATATTAACTGAAGAAGAATTGAAGCAACTTGAATATGAATTTGTTTTGAGTATGGTTAGTTAAAATTTAAAAGGGGGTGGAAAAATGAAGGATATAGCGATTGAAGCGGTCAAAAAATTTGGAAATATAGATCCAGAGAAAGTTTTAAAGATTTTGGAAGAATTTAGTTTTAATCATTCGGCTGATTTATTTAAGCAAGCGTGTTTTGAGTCAATTGTTGAGAAATTTAAGGATAAGGTTGAGTTGACTGATGAGGAGTTTTTGGCGTTATTAGTGAGGTTGTGTATGATGAATTTTGTTGAAGTTAAATGTTGTGAAAATTTCTGGTTTCTTTTATTAATTGAGTTATTGCCTGAAGAACTGAAACAGGCAAAGAAAAGTGAGGCTGTAGAGAAATTTGAAAAACAGTTTATTGAAAGTATGGAAATAATTAAAGAAATGTATGGAATTGATGTGATGAGGGCTTCGATTTTGTGTTTTTTATTTGATGAGAATATTGAGTTTGTTGCTGAGTGGTTTAAAGCATTTGATATTGTTTTGGAAAAAATAAAAAAAATGATGAATTAATAAAGGGAGGTGGGGTATGCAAGTGGACAGATATTATATTCGGATTAGTTATTTAACTCCTGTTTTAGCTTTGAACCCATCAAGTGATTTGGCTCAACAGTATATTATTAAGAAGGCTGAGAAAGAGATTGAGAAGCTTGAAAAACAATTGAAGAAAACTAAAAAAGAAGAGGAGCGGGAACTTATTGAAAAAGAGATTGAAAGATTGAAGGCTGATCTTGAAGCTAAAGAAGAAATGAAGATAAGTGAAGAGGAGCAGAAGAATAGATTATTAATTTTTACTCGGACACCTGAGGGATTTTTGGCAGATTATCATTATCAAATTAAAGGTTTTATGAAAGAAATAGCATTGCATTATATGTCTGGGTCATTGAAGAATCAGATATCCAGATATGTAGATATTTGTCCAGTTGAGGAAACGGGGGATTATAGGAAAGATTTTTTAATTCCTTATCAAAGGAATGGGCAATTGATTAAAGAGCCTGATGGTTTATTATCAAGGTCATTGAGGTCATGGACATATGGGCAGTATATAGTTACGATTGTGTGGTCGGAGATGTTAAATTTACCGATAGAGCAGGAATTTATTGTGAAGGTTTATGCAGGGAAGTTAACTGATAAGCAGATTTTAGATATTTTTACAAAAGGAGAGATTTGGGGAAAGAGCAGTTGGAGAGGGGCTAAATATGGTAGGTTTAAGGTAGTGGAATTTGAGCGGTTAAGTGATGTGAAGAAAAAAGTTATAACGATTAAAAAAGGATAAGGAAATGAGAAGAAAGGAGGTAAGGTGAATTGAAGAGAGCTATAGGAGATGATAGGATAGGGAAGGAGACGAGCGGGAGGTGAGAGAAGCTGAGATGATTAGAATAGGTAAAGAGGGGAAAGGAATTGATTTGGAGGGGAAAGGAAGCGGATGGACTGGAATAGATTTGAGATTTGATTAGAAAGAACGAAAGGTGAATAGGAAAGGAGGGGAATGGATCAGAGAAGGAGGCGAGGGGAATTGTGCTGACAAGAAAAGGAAATGACCAGATCCGCCAAGAGGTTAGAAAAGAACTGACTAAAAATGAAGCGATTGGAGTAAAAGGATAAGATCCAAGAGGCGTTAAGTTGACAAGAAAAAGGTATAGATTTAGAAAAGACTGGAGGCGATGAGAGTCGGTAAATTAGAAATGAGAAAGATAAGATGAGAAAAAAGAGGCTTGACTTTTTTAAAATTTATGGTAAAATAAAAATAAATCTTTAAGGAGGTGAAGGACAATGTTAAAAAATAGAAGGAATTTTGTTTTTAGGTTAAGTGAAGCACTTCAGCAACGAATTATTCAACATCTCAATCAAACTAATAAGTCAATAGCAGATTTAATAGAAGAGGCAATGGAATTGGTTTTGAAGAAATATACAAATTTTTTAGTAAATGAAACTGGAACCAATGCTTTGTGGCAACGAAAAGCTAAAATTTTACGGCTTGGTTCATCTGTGGATAAAGAATTATATAAACAAATGTTAAAAATAAGTGAATTAACAGGTAGATCTGTTGCTGATTTAATTAAGGAAGGAATTTGGGAAATAATAAATAAGGAGGGGCAAAATGCTTAGAGAATTGAAGAATTTATATGAAGTTGTGGATCATAATGATTTTGAGAAATTAGTTGAAAATTGGAAGAACAGATTTTTAAAATTTTATCCAATTATTAGTCAAGACTGTCAATATGAATGGGAAGCAGTGTATAGGACATGCTTATTTTTAGAGGCGATGTATGGGTCTGAATTGGCAAAGAGTGTTTTGTTTTATGATGATACAAGATTTGAAGTCAAAATAAGAGAAGAAAATGCTGTTGGGACATTATTAAGTGAAGTTTTTGAATATTATGTGATAGCGAAGAAGATGACGAAAGATGAGCTATTAAATGAAATTGATAAATGTTTAGAAAAAATAAAGAAAGAGGAGGAGCAAAATGACTGATGTTCAAATTATTGAAGAAAGAAAGGAATTAGCGACAGCCGAAAAAATTGTTCAAGTAGCGAAGCAAGTTCTTAAACCTACTGATTTTGCTAAAATCAAAACAAAAGTCGGAGAAATTGTTGAGATAAAACGAGATGGTATTCTTAATCTATTGAGCAGTTTGCCTGTTGGGTATAATTTTAGAATAATTGAGCGAGAAATAACTGAGGATTATGCTCTTGTGCGAGTTGAGCTTGAGGTGATATTCCCGAATGGAATTATTAGGCGTGGCGAGGGGGTAGGAGTTTGTGAGCGGGCTGAGCTAAAGGGTATTGATAACCTACATAATTTATTGACAAAGGCGGAAACAAGAGCGATGAAGCGAGCGACTGAAGTATGTCTTGGGGCAGTGATTAATACGGTGATCAAGGAATTTTTTGAGAAGCAACCAAGTAAATCATTTGATGAGGTAATGAAATAATGTATTCAAAGCTTGGTTGTAGATCCTGGGAAAGGGCAAGAAAGAAAGCATTGGATATGGGTTATTTGCTTGGATATCAGTATTATGGGTGTGGGTGTTTTATTGCATTGAAAATTCCGAGGGCTGAATTGTTAAGAACTAAAGGGATTGTTTATTTGGATTGGGATGAGTGGCGGAAGTATTTGGAAGATGAGGTAAAAGAATTAACCAATAAAGAATTGGTTTGGTGGTATAATATTTGGAAATATAAGTATTTGAAGCAAAATTATTTATTTATAAAGGATTGGATTGATGAGAAGTGTGGGTTTTTGACAAATCAAATTAGGAGACGATTATTTAGTTCAATGATAAGTAGATTAAGTTATAGAGATATGCCTATTTATTTTACTCCATTTGGGGTTTATGTTCAGAAAGACTTGGAACCTCTTTTATATCAATTGATATATAATTCAAAAATTTTGAAGGAGGTTAAAGATGAAGGCACAAGAATTGAAACAACTTATTGAATTGAAAGACCAAGAGACATATTGTCCTCAACATACTCCACCGACGGAGTTGTGGCATCCTTGTGAGCGGAGATTAGTTCTTTTAAGGCAAACGCCATTACCAATTAAGCAAGCCAAGAAGTTTTTTGATGTAGGAAATGAATTTGAAGAGGTTGCTTTAAAAAGATTGCTAAAAGTAGTTCCAGTTAAAGCTTATCAAATGCCTGTGATAAATGAAGAGCTCGATATGAAAGGAGTAATAGATGTTGTATTGGAGAATGGAGATTTCATAGAGATTAAGAGCACGGCGAATGAATATGTATTAGATAGTTTTGGTATTTATGAAAGCAATCAATTAACAAAGAAATATTATTACCAAGTGCAAGCTTATATTTTACTCTTACAAAGGCAACATGGAATTTTTTATGTGATTGATAGGCGAACTGGGGAAGATTATTTCTTTGATGTGGAAAGGGATGAAGCAGTTATTGAAGAGATTAAGGAGAGGGCGATTCATGTTAAAGAACATCTTCAGAAAGGAACCTTACCTAAGTCGATTGAGCAATTTGATTTATGTAGGGCTTGTCCATTTTATTTTCAATGTTATCCTGAAGAGGCAAAAATTGCTGTTAGAACGGTAGAAGTAAGTTCTGATTTTATGAAAAAACTTGAGATTTATTATGCAATCAAATCAAAGCTTAAACAATATGAACAATTGGAAAAAGAGTTAAAAGAAGAATTAAAAGAATGGGATGCGGGAACTTATAAAATTGGTGATAAAATAATTAAGATAACTGAGTATCAACGAGCATTTTATAATATACCTGATGAAATCAAACGGCAATATGTTGAATATAAACCTGTAAAGAAAATTTTCTTATAGGAGGTGAAGCATGTTTAGTGTAATAATAGCTGATTTATTAGACCAAGCAATTGAAGAATTAAGCAAGAAAAAATTAGGGGAGTGGTTAATTAGTGCTTATTGTAAGATATGTGAGCATTTAGAGAGGTATGAAGAGACGGGGGAATTAGATTTGGAAAAGCTTGCTGAGGATTTGTATAGTTTACTTGAAGAAATGAAAAGCGATAAATAATGTTATTACCGCATCAGCAGAGGGCAGTCGAACAATTTAATGGATATTCTTATTTAGCTTGGGAAACGGGAACTGGTAAAACTTTAACGGCGCTAAAAATAGCTGAGAATTTTTGGAATGTGCTTATTATGTGTCCTGCATCGGTCAAGCAAGTATGGTATCAAGAAATAGAGAAGTGGGGTATAAGGTTAAATAATTTTGAGATTGTGAGTTATGATAGTTTCCGATTGCATTATTCTAAGATATTAAAGAAAGCTTTTTGGAATTTGATTATTTTTGATGAAGCACACAAGTTAAAGAGTATTAAAGCACAGATTACAAAGCTTGTTATGAAGGTTTTTACAAAAACCTATAAAGTTATGTTAAGCGGGACACCATTTGAGAAACCTGAAGATTATTATTCACAATTGAGAATTTTACGACCAGATCATCCATTTAATGAATTATCGTTTAATCAATATAAAAATACATTTTTTCGGATTGATGGGATGTTTTATTACATTATTGATTTTTTACCTGGGGTCAAAGAAAAGTTTTTAGAGCGATATGTTTTTCCGTATGTTGATTTTGTGAAGCGTGCAGATATTGTAGACTTACCCAGTTTGATAGAAGATGAAAAATGGTTTACATCGGGACGATATTTAATTAAATCAGATAATAAACAAATTAATGGCGATAATATTTTACAAGCATTTATGTATGAATATCGGAAAAGTGCATTGCTTAAGGATAAAATTGATTATGTGATTGATTTTATAAATGATAATCCGCAGACTGTAGTGTTTAGTTATTTTATTGAGCCATTGAATTTGATAGTAAAAAATCTTGGTAGAAAGAATGTTTATTTTTTAACAGGGCAAGACAAAAAAGATTTAGATGATGCATTAAAGGAAGGAACTAAGCCAATTCTTGCTACTTATTGTATTTCGGAAGGGATAAGTTTAACTAATTATAAGAATGTGATTTTTCTTTGTTTACCGTTAGCATGGCGGGTATATGAGCAAGCATTATCTCGTGTTTGGCGGTATGGGCAAGAAGATAAAGTTTATTTACAGAGGTTAATTGATAAGCGAGGGATAGACCCAAAGGTTTGGAAAATACTTAAGCGAAAGGGTGATGTATTAGAGGAATTAAAAAGAAAAGGGAGTTTGAGCGATGAATGAGAATTTTCAAGAGATTACAGATGCAATATTAAGTCAAACGATAGAATTTTTCCAAGATACAATTTTTATAAATGAGAACATCTTATTAGCTAAAATATTTGACCAATACCAAAGATATCAATCAGATTTTGCGAATGTTTATTTGTTTATTGAAACGACAAATGGTGAAAAGAGAATTTTCCAAGCCCCCAAACCAAATTTGTATAATCACTATTTGAATTATTTATTGTCCTTCTTTACAAAACGCAAACTTAAACCACGAAATATAAAGCTTAGAATATCAACAGGTTTTTATACTGATTATCCATCAAAATCAACTCTTGAAGATACATTTTTTCTAATGGTCATAGATATTGATGATATAACTGAGCAAGATTGTAATCAAATTATTGAGATATTAAACAAACATAATTATATACCGACTTATGTGATTAAAACTACAAAAGGATATCATTTTCTTTGGCTTAGCAAGAAATATTTAATTAAGGAAGATAATGTTTTATTTTCAACCTTTCATATGTTTTTATCTACATTTTTTAATCAGATTAAACAATTAATAGAAAAAGAATTACCCCATGTGCATTTAGATAAATTGATACCTCTTGAGGGATTTTATACTCGAGCCGATGGTATGGTGATTTATGAAGGAACATGGTATGAAAGTTTTTGGGATTTGTATTCTAAGGTTATTGTGATTGATGATAAATCCTCAGATGAAGAATTAACTAATATTTTGCACAATCAAGTTGATTTTGAAAATGATTATTCAACAACTTTATATTATGCTTTATATGATGTTAAATCAGTTAAAAAGTATACTGAGACATTTTGTCCTGTATTGAATAATATTTTAAATTCTTGGGATATACATAGTTTTATAGAATGGAAAATTGCTATATGGTATTATTATTTACTTTATCAATATTTTGCTAAAAATGAAGAAGAACGGGGAAAGGTTTTACATGAGCTTTTAGATAATGCGAGTTTATACAAGAAGGAGCCACCAAATAAAACAAGAGAGAAGACAAAGAAATTTTTTGATTGGTTTGTTAGTAAGAATTTTCCTTTAGTATTTTGGTCGTGCCGTAGATTTAATCGTGAGTTTGGTTGTCCGCAAACATGTCCAAAATTTAATAAAGTAACTCTTCCAATACTTCCAACGTTCTCTTTACCAGATGATTTTGAGGTTGTAGATAAAATGTATTTTTGCAGAATTCCTATTAAGAAAGGTGAACAGGCAGATGGGTTAGAGTTAAAATATGTTTGTAGGTTCTTTTATCCTGTGTGGTTTGCAATCAATAAAATTGAAGGAGAGAGTGTTAGTAAAGCTAAGATAATAGTGGCTGGGTCAAATAAGATAGATGAGTTTATTGTCCAAATGAGTTTTGAGAAAGGATTTAAAGAAGCTGAAATGCTATCAGTTTCAGATAAAAAAAGATACAAAGATATTCTTACTTTCTTTTATAGAGAAATTCCTACAATTATTGAGCCAGACATGTTGGGGTTTAAGTATTATTCTGAACCTCGACCCATTATACGATTGAAGAATTTTATTACTGCTTCCATAGAAGACCACCCATTTTCAAATTTTTATACCGAAACAAGCGGTAGTTATCAAGTTTTTAAACAGATAATTAATCAAATTTTATACAAATTACCTGATGAGTATTTTATTTTTAAGCTTGCTTGTTGGATAGGATTGTTTTCAATTTTTTATTTGCGTCGTTATGATTGTTTTAGTATGAACCCTATTTTTGTTTTGATTGGTTCTACGGGTTGTGGTAAGACATCTGTTTTGCGTTTGTATAATCTTTTCTTTAGAAAACCTGAGCACTTTTTTACTTTACATGCTGATGATATATCAGTTGCTTATATGAATAGACGAGTTCCTTTTTTTAGAACACCTTTTGTAGGTGATGATTTTATTGTAAATGATGACCGAGATATCAAATATATGAAGCAATTAGTTCATGATTTAGCAAATAGAAGAATAAGTAAAGCAAACATTTATTTTTCCCGAGCAACAGAGATGATTATGCCTGCAGTATTTACAATGGAAACAAAATATTATGTGCCTTTTATTACCATTGAAGGAATGTGGCGAAGATTAATTACATTTAATATTGGCTATAGAGATCCATCTTATATTGATAAAATAGAAAATTTTTATAGAGAATACATCATTCATTTAGCTGACAATTGGGGTTGGGGTTTAGAACTTTATCAAGAGATTTTTCAACCATATGAAGAAGAGCTTGCTAAATTAATCCAACAAGGAATATACAAACAAGTAGATTATGCTGTTTATGATTATGACCCTTTACTTAAAACTTTATTCTCACTTGAATTTATATTACATAAACTTTACGATAAAGAGAAAGCTGACTTTTATTTTAAACAAATTTTGCATATTTTGGTAGCACCTAAGTTTAGAGATTATGTGGTGATTGAACCGTGTATTTTTGATAAAGAGGTTGAATTCATTACATTTAACGATATGCTCTCCACAATTAAGTATCAAGGCGATAAAAATATAGATAGAGTAATTATGCTGGAGCATACAACACTTTATAATGTAGAATTACATTTATTTTACAATTTTTTGACTAAGATTTACAGAAGGAATTGGGTATCACAACCGAACTTAAATCCATTTTGGCTTGTTATTGTTAAAGGTAATCCTATGAAATTTATTTTACAAGACCCATATCATAAGGACACGATTAACAATTTTATCACTCAATTTCCAAAAGAATTTCAGAAATTTTTACAGTATCTACAATTAGCTGGATATGATTTTAGAGACATAATTAAACAGGAATTTAGCGAAATACACACACAAGAATTAGATGAAATAGCTGACAAATGGCAATAGGAGGGATAAAATGACCCTACAAGAATTAGCTCAGATGATAGCTTCGGGTAAGAAGTGTAAGGATTGTAAATTTGCTAAGAAAATTAAAAGTTTTGATTGGCGATGCACTTTTGAAGATGATAGACAAGAAATACATCCTTTATTACCTATTTGTGAAAACTTTCAACCAAAGGAGAAACAAAATGAAAAGAATAGCTGTGCTTGATACCGAGACCCAAGGTTTATATGGTAAATTATTACTTGGTGGTATTAAAGTAGATGGAAAGATTTTATTTTTTGAAGATATAAATAAGCTTAAAGATTTTTTAAATGATTTGATAAACAATGGATATGTGATTGTGGGACATAATTTGTTTTATGATTTTTCTGTGCTTGATTTTATTCCACCGAGTAGGGATTGTTTTGATGATACATACCTTTTTATGAAAGCTTATCAAGTTGAATATAAGATAGAAAAACCTGAGCGAGGAGCATTTGGATTAGAAAATTTGTGTAAATTTTTCAAATTATACGAATACAAGTCTGATAAGAATAAAATTCGCAAAGACCTTGAAAAAGGTATTAAATTATTAGATAACCGATTGAAAGATTATTTGACTGAAGATTTAAATGCTACTGATTTACTTTATCAACACACGATTGCCAAACATGAGAAATTTAAGCCCGTATATCTTTTAGATAAAGCTTTCTTAATTAGGCTCTTACAAATACAAAAACGAGGTGTTCCAATTAATATTGAAGAAGTATCTAAATTATTACGAGAAAAGAAACCTATTTTCAATCAAAATTTAATGGCTTTCCAGAGGACTTATCAATTCAATCCCTTTTCACCTACACAAGTTAAAACAAAACTTAATCTTCCCGATGCTCAAAAACAAACTTTACTTTATCACTTTTTTACTACAAAAGATGAAAAACTAAAACAATGTATCCATGATATTTTATCCCTCAAAAAACAACAAGATGAAATCTCTTATTTAGAAGAATGGATAAATAAAGGATCATCTGGGCGATTGTATGGTCATTATGATATCTGCGGAGCTATTACTGGAAGACTTTCTTGTTCAAATTCTAATTTACTTAATATTCCAAGGCATTTGCGGTATCTTTTTTATAAGAGCCCATTTCTAAAATATGATTTTTCTCAAATAGAATTAAGATTAGCAGGACAAATGTATTACATACCAACTTTTATTACAGCTTATAGAAATGGAGAAGATCTTCATAGCAAGACAGCATCATTCCTCTTTGATAAACCAATTGACCAAATTTCCAAACAAGAACGACATATTGCTAAACAATTTAATTTTGCCTTGATTTACGGAGCTTCAGTTCAAACATTACAAGAACTTTTATACGAAGCAAATATCCTTTTGACCTATGAAGAAACTAAATTTTTAAGAGCTAAATGGATGTCCTATCATCGAAGAGTTTCTGAACATATCCAATCAACTATAAATACTCTTAAAAATGGTCTCATTCCTGTTAGCACAGTCCTACGAAGAAACCGTTATACTGAACATCTAAATATTGCATTAAACTTTCCAATACAAGGCACAGGAGCTGAATTACTCAAAGGAACTGTAGTTTTATTTACAAAAAAATATCCAAATGCAAAAATAGTTAACCTTATCCACGATGAAATACAAATAGAATGCGATAACCAAGAAGAAGCCCAAGAATATATCAAAGCTTTAGATGAAGCAGGAACTGAAATGTGGAATTATTTATTTAAGAAGCCTGAGATCCCTTTTCAGGGGGAAGCGTCCGTCCTCTAAGCTTAGTTCTTATCTTAAGTTCATCCAGAGCTTTGGCTAAAAATTGTTGTAAATCTTTTTCTTCCAAACCATATTTAACCTTAAAATAATGAGCAGATTTGTTTGCTACTTCAACCATATATTTGAGTTCCGTATCATCTAAGATGTTTGGGTCATAAGTTAAAAAAGTTAAATAGCTTTTGAACATATTGATTTCTTCTTCTGGTGTCCTATCTGTTTTTTTAGCTTTTTTTTCATCAAAATAATTATCCATCACATTAGCAAATCGTAGAAGAACATTTTTCGTTGTATACGGATCTTCAATTTGCCGTAAAGATTGCAATACAAATTCTTCATTACCTAAAATTTTTAATTTATAACTCTTAGAATCAGTAACCTTAGGAAGAAATAGAACTCGTTTCTCTTCACCAGTTAGCACACGACCTACAGCCTCACCAAACCCACCAAGAAACATCGTATCAAATATCTTCGCTACCGTTATAGGATGTTTAACCATTACTCCAAGAAAATATCCAAGACCTGTCGCTTTCGCTAAATCTTCATCATCAAAATATTTCAACACACTATTATCACTTACCCTACCATATTGAGTTAGCTCACTTAAAATGCCTGATTTGATATTCTTAGCAATCGGTATAGTTTGCATTAAAGTTTCTAATAAGGCTCTTCCTGCTTGCTGTGGTTGCTCTTTTTCATAAACTGTTAAATTTGTAAGTAATTTTACTGCTGTGTTTATTAATGGCATAGTTACTTCAAAAGATGTGCTAACAGAACCAGGAGAAAATAAATTCTTATTTGCTAAATCTATATGCTTTTCTAAAAAATCAAGTCCCGTTTTAATATATTGCCATGCCACATTATCACCATGTAAAGCTAAAACTAAACCCAAATCATGGAACAATCTACCATTTAATTCATCTCTCGGTATGTTAGTTAAATTACTAATTAAACTTTTCCATAATTGAGCAAATGTTGGTTCTTGTTTTTCTAAATATGATTGTATTGGTTCAGGATTACCTGTAAGAATTGAAGCTATTGTATGATAAACTGTTGATAAACCTTCATATGTATTGTTAATTGTATCTACTGCTCCACTAAATTGTGTAATAGTAGCTGGTAAAATTGTTGAACCAATCACTAAATGTTTAAAAAAATTCATAGCATATTTAGGAGAAGTAAAACTTTTAGCAAATGATTGAAGGGCTACTTGAAACGGTGCTACCACATAAGGAAACCAACTCTGTATATAAGCTAACTTACCAAATGTTGCCCCCATAAATGGAGAAATTGATGCAGGACTATCAATTAAATTAGCTAAATGTTCAGCTAATAATTTTGCAT